TGCTAGACGTAGAGATTTACAACAACAGCAAGCGCAAGATGTAGCAATGCGATCTGGTGCGTTTGGTGGCTCAAGAGGAACTATATACGAGCAAGAAGCATTAAGACCTTTACAAGAACAAGAGGCTAGAACAGTTGCAGGTTTGCGACAGTCAGGATTTGAGTCAGCACAAAGGGCTGCTGAGTCTGACATAGCAAGACAACAACAAATGGCCATGCTTGCACCAGAATTAGAACTTAGAGGTAGACAACAACAAGCTGGCTTATTAGGTGGTTTATTAGGCGGGCAGCAACAAGCACTAGGATTACTTGGTGGTTATGGTGCTTTAGCTAGAGGACTAGATCAACAAGGCAGAGACTTTGACTTCAGCGAGTTTATGAGAGAGCAACAATACCCTGCATACCAGCTAGGATTGCTTGGTCAAGGTTTAGGCATGATGCCACAGCTCATGGGAAAAACTGGTACAGAATCTTTCAGAACCGCAAGCCTAGAAGAACTTGGCAACTTTTTGTATGGTGCTGGAGGTTCAGGAGCGTTTGGATAAAATTATGGCAATATTAAATTTACCTACATTTAAAGAACAAGAAGTAAAAACTCCAGAAGAAAAATTATTGGAAAGTTTGCAACAAATACAAGTTCAAAGACCTACCGCAGAAGTTCCTAGGTTTACTAGATACGGCAACAGAATGGCAGAGCGTGGTGGTTTTGATGTATTACCTCAAGAACAACTGCGCGGAATGACGCAACAGCAAGTAGATGAATACGAAGCAGAAAGAAGAAAGGCTAGAGGCGCTGGTATATCTGAAACATTAATGAGAATGGGACAGGCTTTTGCAGGTAAAGATGCTGATGCTGGGATATTACGAAGACAGCAAGCTAGGCAACAAGCAGAGATGCAATCTCAATTAAACGCAACAATAGATCAAATGAATATTCCAGAGCCACAAAAATCTTTGCTAAGATTACTACCTCCCCAAGAACAATATGCAGCGGTATATGGTGCTGAAAAAAGACAAACATATAAACCTGAATTAGTTGAATATAAAAACACATCAGACAAGCCTATAAAAATTGGTAATGTTGTAGTACAGGCAGGTCAGCAAATGCCTTTTAATGTTGCAATACCTGAGATTGCTAATTCAATTAGTGGCGTTCCAGGTTTAAAAGAAATTAAAGATAAAACAGTCTACACAAGACAAGGTAATACATATTTAACTGAAACTGGCAACTACAAAGAAATAATAGTTGGTGATAGAAGAATTTTTGATGGACCAACAGGTCAATTAAGTGCTGAAGAATTTTTTGCAAAATATCCAAAAGCAAGAATGACAACCTCGGGCGAAGAAGCGAGATACATACCAGACTTTAAAACATTCACTGGCCTAAACAAGGAACTGGTAACAGAAGAAAAGTCTTTAAAACAAATATTGAGTTATTGGAGTGACATAAAAGATTCAAATGTTGGTATACAAAGATTAGGAGATGAAATTTCTACATGGTTTACAACTTTAGCTGGTAGTCAAAATTTGTCACCACAAGAGTTAGCAAGAGCAATAGCTGAAGGCAAGCTACAAGGACTTATAGGTGCAAACAGAATCGATACTGTTGGTGGCGGTGTCATGACTGAAAAAGATGCTTGGAGGGTTATAGCTAGATTAGGTGGAGATGTAAACGCTTTACAAAACCCAGCGGTTGTTGGACCTTTGTTAGAGGAAATGTACAGACTAAAAGTAGAAAGCTATAACGAAGATATCAGAGGCTACAATATGGGTATTGAAAGTGGCAAATATAAAGGTTACGAAAAAAGAACGCCTATAACTGAAGAAGAAATAACAAGCAAATTTACATTGTTACCACCAGGAATACCAGCAGGAAGCATGAGGGTTCTCATTGATGGAAAAACACTATATCAAGATAAAGATAAACACTACACAATATTAAATGGTGTAGTCCGTGAGGTTGATGTAGATGCCTGAAAAAATAAAATTATCTGAACTACAAGCAATAGAAGAAACTATAACAACCGCTCCAGAAACTTTAACTGCAAGACAGGTTGCTGGACAAGCTTTTAAAAATATTCCTGAAAGTGGTTTGCAATACGGAAAAGATATTCTCACAGCAGCTACAGATCCAATAGGTACAGCAAAATCTATTGGAGAACTTGGTCTTGGTATTATTCAGTTAGCTATACCAGGTGAGCAAGCTAATGAACAACAAGCAAAAGCTGTTGGTCAATATTTTGCTAACAGATACGGTGGTATGGAAAATCTTAAACGAACTATAGCAACTGATCCAGTTGGTTTTTTAGGAGATGCCTCTGTTCTATTTACAGGAGGCGGTGCGCTGGCGGGTAAGGTCGGTGGCTTAAAAGAAATAGCTGAAGTAGCAAAAAAAACTGGACAAGTTATAGATCCATTAGCTCTACCTACAAAAGCTGTTGGTAAAGGTTTATCATCTGGTTTAGGTCTTACTACTGGTGTTGGTAAAGATGCTATACAAGAAGCATACAGAGTTGGTACGGTAGGCGGAAAACAGGCAAAAGAGTTTACTACAGCGATGCGACAAAAAGGTGCTTTAGAAGATATTGTTTCAGAAGCAAAAAAAGGCGTTTCAAAAATGTCTGACAAAAGAAAAGCAGAATATCTTAGAAGCATGGAAGGAATTAAAGCTTCTAAAAAAGAAATAAATTTTACACCAATTTTAAAAAAAGTTGATGACATAAGAAAATCTTATGAGTTTGAAGGGCAATCAACTTTAGATACATCTGGTTTAAAAAAATTACAAGAAGTAGAAAACGCTGTTTTAGATTGGTCTGTTGATCCCAAATTCCATACTGTAGAAGGATTAGACGCTCTAAAAAAGAAAATAGACAACTTGATGCCAGAGGCTGATACGTTTGGGAAAACAGCTGCAAAAGGCGCAAATGTTGTTACCGAGGCTAGAACTATTATAAATAACAAAATAAAAGAAGCTTCGCCTGAATATGCAAAAACAATGAAAGCTTATGAGGATGCTATTGGTTTAGAAAAAGAAATAAGACAATCATTGAGTGTTGGAGAAAAAGCATCAGCCGATGCAGCATTAAGAAAATTATTATCAGTAATGAGAAACAATGCCAATACTAATTTTGGCGTAAGATTTGAAAATTTAAAGAAACTTGAAGAAGCGGGCGGTGTTAGTCTTTCGCCATCTTTAGCTGGTGCAAGTCTTAGCCAATTAACACCAAGAGGTATACAGGCAGCCGTATCTCCTTACGGATTGGGTGCAGCTGGATATGGTCTGGGATATACAAGCCCACAGTTTGCGGGACTATTGGCAGCATCATCTCCAAGACTAGTTGGTGAAACTGCATTCAAGGCTGGTCAAGCAGGAAGATTTTTGCCACCTAGCGCAGTTACTAGGCAAGCTGGTGTAATAGAACAACAAATTGGTGAAAACGATAATCTTACACTTGCAGCACTACAAAGAGCCTTCAACATAGGTAGACAACCACAATAACCGCATGTCCCGCCAATCAGAAAGAGTTGGCCGATCTGGAGAATATTTAGTAGCCTCGGTGCTTTCTGCTTTTTCGGACACCGTTACTGTGATGCCACACGGATCTAAAGCCGACATCATCTTTGAGGTTGGACACACTCTTTATAAGTGCCAGGTCAAAACACAAAAACAAATAGAGAAAGCCAGAAAGAACTGGCGGTTTGATTTGCGTTGTGGTTCTCATTCTAGAAATAGGTTTTATAAGAAAGGTGATATAGATGTGTATGCTTTGGTAGCATTAAATTGTCAAAAGGTTTTATTTGCTTTCCCTTGTGGTAAAGGACAGATAACCGTTGAAGACAAAGATATCCAAGCAACAGATTCGTTGCAAAATACAGAAGATCTATTTAAAGAGCTTCAATGTCAACAGACACCATAGGATCTTCGTAATGCTCAACAGAGTTCATACCTAAAGATATTAGATACTCAGCCACCTTATGTGGTTCTTTCTGCTCGCTCTCACAAAAATCCTTAAACTTTTTAGCAAGATGTTTGTTTACATATATTGGTTTTCTTCCGTTTCTTTCTTTAAGAATTGGATCGTCAAACTCATATAAGTTCATAGTTACCTCATTAATCAAGAGAAACTTCTACAGAATATTTACCAATGTCATTACCCTTTGCGTCTACACCATGTACCATTTGTAACTCAAGATCTATAAAGTGTTTGGCTTTTAATAAGTCAGTCACTCTATCAATCTTCTCGCCTTTACTTCTGGTTATGTACTTCAGACAACTACCCAGGTTATATGACAAATTATTAGCGTATATATAGTCTATAGGCTGTATTCTAGATTGCTTGTAGTGTGTTCCAGCTACTTGGTTATTGGTTGCAAGCTTGTCTATTGCTTGATCCCATTCCTTCTCATCGCCTATATCTGTATGTGCATATATAGTTTTATTCATAAAATTTCTCCACTTTTTTATTAATATATCACTTGTAAATTAGTAATATTGGTTTATTATAAACAAAAATATTAATAAAAGGGAAATTTATGGAAATATTAGAAAAGAATTTTGACATATCAAACACCATAGAGGTTGACGAACTAGCAGATAGATGGGGAGTCAGCAAGAAAACAATTGACAATAGAAGATATAGAGGCCAAGGCCCAAGCTATTTTAAAATTGGTGGCAAGATTAAATACGATCTTGATGATGTGAAAAGAATGGAACAAGACTCTTATATTTCTGTAAATGGCACACGCTAAGTTAAGTCCGTCATCTGCAAAGATATGGATGGCATGTCCAGGTATGCCACAATTACTTGCAAGCGCAAACGTAGAATACAAGGTAGGCATACCCGCTGCTACTGGTACGTTGATTCACGAAATGGTAGAGACACTACTTAAAGGTAGGTTAAATAACTTAACCATAGAAGAATATTATCTTGGTACTACACATCATGTAGAAGACTTCGACATCACAGTTGACCAAGACATGATTGATTGTGCTAATGATTATGTAGATTACATAGACCAAAGAGTACAAGAGCTAGACATTAAAAGACCATTAATTGAAGAGAAGGTGAACATGCCAGAGATACATTTAGATCTTTGGGGTACAGCAGATGCTATTCTTATTGGTAAAGACACCATAGAAATAATAGATTTAAAAACAGGTAAGTGGGCGGTTGAAGCAGATAACCCACAAATGCGTATCTATGCATTAGGTGCATTGACTAGATACGGTGATGATTGCACAGTTCAAATGACTATCGTACAGCCAAGAGGTTGGCACAAAGATGGTCCTATCAGATCATATTCCATATCAGCTATTAATTTGGTTGAATGGGCCTATGAAACTTTAAAGCCAGCAGCCGAGGCTTGCTATGAAGAAATACCCACATATAACTATAGTAAAGACGGATGCCGTTGGTGTAATGCTAAAGATATATGTGATACATATAAACAAAACCAAAAGGGAGACTAAAATGGTAGAAGAAAATACAAATCCAACCTTCAGCTTTGAAGATGGTGGTACAGAGTATAGCTTTGATGATCTTAATGATGAGCAAAAGCTATCCTATAATAAATTGGCTGTTGTTGAGAAACAAAAGAATGATTTTGTTGCTAACGCTAATTTTGAAGTAGAGAAGCTTGACATATTAAGAGCTGAGTATTCAAAAAGGCTTAAAGAGTCAATTGAAAGCGAACCTGTTATAGAGGTGGCTGAGTGAGTCTAGCTAATATAAGACAGAAGGCAAAACTAAAACCACCAATCATGGTTATCTATGGACCTGGTGGTATTGGTAAGACAACCTTTGGCGCAACTATGAATAAACCAATCATAGTACAAGCTGAAGATGGTATCGGTAAGATTGAG